CAAATCAGCATGGTGCGCTCGACGATGTCGAATCGGCTCACGGTCTACCCCTCTTTTCGCATGCGAAAGCCCACCAGCAGCGGGCGGGCTTTCGGCTGCGAAAAGCCCCGCACGCGGCGGGGCTTTCCTGTTCGCTAATTCGCGCTTTCGCGCGCCTTAGATCACGTTTTGCAGCAACAGGCCGCATTCCTTGGCGATCACCAGTTCCTTGACCTGCTCGCCGACGCGCACCACATAGCCGCCCTTCATGCCGACATCCTTGTCGTACCAGTTGGCAGCGAAGCGGTCGTCGTATTGCGCGGTAGCGCCCCAGGTCAGGGTGCCGGCCGGAATCGCCACGTTCGGCGCCAGGTAGGTGAAGGCTGCATGACCTGCCCACACCCGTTTGATTTCCGGGGCCTTGCCCTTGCGGGCGATGTTGACGCGACCTTCACCGATGAAGATGTTTTCAATCTCCAGCAGGTCGATCATCTGTTGCAGCGTCACCACACCCTTATCGCCGCTGTTGCCGTGGGCAGCGGCCACCATCGAGCGGTTCACGCGCAACTGCGTCCACTCGGCGCGACCGATGGTCAGGGTATTCGGGCGCATCAGCGGCTTGTCGAGCTGTTCCAGCAGGAACGCCAACAGGTCGGCGTCGCGGTTGCTGAACTTCTGATCAGCCGTCAGAGCCAGGGCCGTGCCGTGGTTCGCCGCGTTGAACACGGTTTGCGCGGTACGCACCTCGCGCGACAACAGGATCAGGTCGGTGACCGCCTCAGACGCATGGTCGAGCGGGTCATAGTCGGTGCCGGCGGCCTTGTCGATGTCGCTCTGCGGCACCGTATCCTGCAAGCCGTGGTCGGCGGTCGATCCTTCCTTCTCGGTCGCGTTGAACTCGACTTCCTGGGTCGTGCCCTTGCGGCTGACTTCGGTGTCAACGTGGGTCAGGCGCTCGGCCTTGTCGTACTCCCACCACTTGAACAGCTCGCCGTCGACCGGGTGGCGCGGCATCACCTGATCAGCGATCAGCTTGTCGTTGCGGTAGGCCATCACGATGCCCGTGCGGACGGGATCAATCGGGAACGGTGCTTGTCCAGCCATGTTTGCTATTCCTTTCGAAAGGGGTCAGGGGGCGCGATTACGGGGCCACAGCGGCCGGCACGAAACCGCGTTCGATGAACACGCGGCCGATGGTGCCTTCGTCGCCGGCTTCGTCAGCGCGGGCGATGTAGGCTTCGCCGGGCTGCGCCACCACGGCGCGACCAGCAATGTCGGCCGTCAGCAGGGCGCCGAAACCGACGGCGCCGCCATACTCCAGCTCGGTCGGGCCGCTGCGGATCACGTCGCAGACGGTGCCAGCCACAGCGCCAAGGCTGCCGGTGACGCCCATCAGCGGCGCGGCGCTCGGGCCGGCTGCCTGGGCGAACTCGCCTTCGGTGTCGTCGTAGGCCGCGATACGGAACGGCGCCACGTCTGCCGCCGCGCGGCGGCTCTCGATGTACTGACGCATTAGGCTTTACCCCCTTGAATCATCCGCGCAGCGGCGGAAACGGTGATCTTGTTACCCTTGGCGGCTTCGGCGTCGACCAGGGCGCGGGCTTCAGCGGCCAGCGTTTTCGGGTCGACGGACTTCTTGCCGCCCTCGCTTTCCGGGGCGCCCTTGACCTTGTTGGCCTCGGTATTGCCCGCGCTGTCGAGGTAGTCGGCGCCGCCCTTCTTCTCGGCGGCGATGATCTGCGCGGCGGCCTCGCCGGCAGTGGTCTTGCCGTCCACAGCCAGGGCCTGAATCAGCTTTTCGTGACCCGGCAGACTGACGGCGAACACCTCGGCGACACGCTTGGTTTCGGCGGCGTGGCCTTCGGCGTAGCCCTCCAGCTTGCCGGCGGAGTGGGCCTCCAGTCGGGCGGCCGCGACGGCGGCTTCCTTTTCGGCGCTGCCAGTGGCGGCGATGGTGGCGAAGGCTTCCGGGTGCTGGGCCTTCAGGGCCTCAGCGACGGCGGCCGCCGTCGCCCCTTCTGCGATAGTCAGAGGCATGGTGCTTGCTCCTACGTTGGTCTTGGCGGCGGTTCTCGCCGGGGGTTGGTTGATTGCGCGGGACTGCCCGCGCCCGCTCAGCTCGGCGATCAGCCCTTCCAGGCTGCCGAGGCGGTGGGCCATGCCCTGCTTGACGGCCTTGGCGCCGATGTAGGTGCCGCCGCGCCCGAAGTCGGCCACCACCTTGTCACGCGTCACGGCCATGTTTCGGGCGACCGCGTCGAGGAACACCCCTTCGAGGTCGTCGACGATGATCTGGACGGCGGCCTGGCCTTCCTTGCTGGTCGGGTCAAGCCGCTTGTTGGGCGCGTTGCTCGACACGATTTCGATGCGCTGTTCGCCGTCGACCGGCGGCAGGATGCGAAAGCCCGCCACGGTGCCCACAGACCCCAGCTCGGCGGTCGCGTCGATCACCACTTCGGAACAGGCAGAGGCCACCCAATACGCCGCCGAGCACGCTTGCCCGCCGACATAGGCGACGATCTTTTTTCGCCCCCGGGCGGCGTAGATCATTTCGGCCAGTTCGTTCAGGCCGTTGACCTGGCCGCCCGGCGAGTCGATCCACAGCACCACGGCGCGGACTTTCGGGTCTTCAATCGACGCCGACAGCGACTTGGCCAGCGCCTCGGTCGAGGTGCCGCCACAGATGTCGTGCATCCAACTGGCGTAACGGGAAACCACCCCGCGCACCTTGATCAGCGCCACACCGTCGCGAACCTCGACCATCGGCGCCGCCTTCAGCGACTCGCCATCCTGGGCGGTCAAGGCTTCCCAGCGGCCCGCCTGAAGCTCACGGCGGGCGATGGCCTCCATATCGGCCAGCATCGTCGGCGGCAACGCCCAGGCTTGCGAGGCCAGGAATTGCAAGGCCATCAGCTTCTTCATGCGTTACCCCCTGGCAACAAAAAGCCCCGTTGGCGTTTGCCTTCGGGGCTGTCGTCTTCTTCGTCGTCGGCGTCGTCGGGCGGCGCCTCCGCCGGCGCTTCCTGCCGGAACTTGCGGCGCTCCTCGATCACGCGGCGGCTGTTGATCTGGTTCCAGTCCTGGCCCAGCAAGTGGCGCGTTTCGCGTTCGTGCGTGGTGATGCCGATTTTCAAGCGCTTCTCTGCGGCGTTCGCCGCCTTCAGCTCGTCCAGCTCGCCCAGGTTCGGCCCGTGCCAAAGCGCTTGGCAGTAGGCGCGCCGGACTAGCGGGTCTTGAAAGAACCCCGGCAGGCGCAGCCGCCCCCGCGCGACCGCCTCGGCGATCACGGTTTCGTAATACGGCTGGCACACGTCGACCACGAAATTCGCCCGGTCGACCATGATGTAATGGGCGAACTGCAACAGCGCCGCACGGCTGGCCGAGTAGCTGGCGGTAAAGTGCTTGATCAGCACTTCGAACGGCACGCCAATCGCCCCGCCGATCATGCGCCAGAGCGCCGTCACGAACGGGTCAAAGGCCGCATTGGGGCGGCCTGGGTTGGCCGTCTCGATGCTCTCGCCTTCGTCCAGCTCATAGACCAGGCCGTCGCCCAGGCGCAGGTCGCGCGGCTGGTCGTCGTCCTCGTCGTCATCCGCGCCACCACCCAGGCCCGCGCCGGGGGCGTAGGCATCACCGCCGCCGCCGTCACGGGCGGACTTGATGAAGACGGTGAACTTCGAACTGATCACCGAGGCCATCAGCTCGGCGTCGATGTAGCGGCCCGCCTGCTTGATCACCTCGATAACCGGCGCCAGGTCGGGAATGCCCCGGGTCTGGCTGGCCCGCATGTTGTGGTTCGAATGAATCAGCACATTGCGCCGGCCCTGCTCGCCGAACAGCGGCACGCGCTGCCAGGTGGCTTTAGACCGAAGAAAGCGCTTCGCCGGGTTGACCTGAAGCACATGCACGGCCACGGCGGCGCCGTGTTCGTCCAGCTCGAAACCGCCCGACAGGGTTTCGCTGTCGGGCTTGTTGTTCGGGTTGCACACCCGGTCGGACTCGACCGACTTGAAGTGTGTGGCATACGGTGACCCGTCACGGTCGAAGTGCGGCAGCAACAGGAACGAATCGCCGTTCACTCGCGCGCTATGGAACAGCTCGGCCTGCTTTTGATAGAAGGTCTTGCGCCGCGCGGCGTCAGCCTCCAGGCAGTCGGCTGCCAGGTTGAACTCGCGCAGCATCTGCGCCTGTAGCGCCTCGGCCTGCTCGGAAGTCAGCCCCAGGAACTCGGCGTCGATGCTCGGTTCGGGCCGTAGGCCGGTGCCGATCACATAGACGGTCTTGGTTTTCATCGCGCCATGGGCGATGGGGTTGTTTCGCTCCAAGTCACGCGAGCGCGACCGCAAGGTCGCCAGCTCGGGGTTAAGGTCGCCGTCGGCATCCTTGCGCGAGGTAAACCACGATTTCAGGGCCGGGCGTGTTTTCGACGCGCCGGCGAACGAATCCAGGGCGTCGAGACTCATGCGATCCCGGGCGCGCTCCAGTCCCGCCGAGGCGGAAAAGAAACCGACCACGCGGTCGACGATGTTTCGACTCATATCGGAACCCCTTGTCGCGCCACCGGCCCACCGCGCAGGCTGCGCCGCAGGCGGTCGCGCTGTGCGTACAGCGTTTTAAGGTCGGCCATCTGCACCTTTCGCGTGCCGGCGGCGGTCGTCACCTCGACGTTTTGACCGCCCTGCAGGACGGCCAAAATCGCCTTGTCGATGGCGTCGATTTCCGCACGAATGGCGCGTCGATTGCGGCTCATATCTGGCACTCGCTCACAGCGCCCCGGCGGCGTTTCTTCCGCTTCGGGGCCGGCGGCGCCGGCTCCGGTGGGGGCTTAGGTTTCTGTTTCACCGGCGCGCCATCTGGCGGCGCTGGCGTGTCGGTTGCTTGCGGCGTGTCTTCGCCCGGTTCGTCTAGCATTTCGTCCCCCAGGCGCGGCAGGCGATGCACCTGCTCAAGATGGGCCGCCGTCGCCGCCAAGACCTCGGCGTCGAAATAGTGGTTATCGGTGCGCAGCTTGTGCCAGAACACCCGCCCGGCCTGGGTCACAAGCCGGGCCTCGGCGACCACTTGCTGGCAGTAGTCGTCGCTGGCGTCCTGGGCGATGAACCAGGCGCCGGCATGCTCGACCGGCCACACGATGCGGGCATGTACCCAGCTCTTGAAGTGGTCGGTATGGACGTGCATCAGCTTCAGCGGCTGGCGTTCGTGCCCCTTCTGATCCACCTCGGCGAACTTGTACGGCTTATCCTGCTGCTGCCGGCCCTTGGTCGGGATCGCCCGGCCGTAGTAGCGGCGGCAGAACTGATAAACCATGTGTACCGGCGCGGCCTTGCCGCCTGGCTTATAGCCAGAGTCGACCAGCATGCGAGCAATCGGGCGCCCTTCGTAGGTCGTTTCCAGCAGCTCGCCCAGGTCTTGCCACACCTGTTCCTGTTCGGTGTCGCCCCAAATCTCGCCGTGCTCGATCAGCCACGACGAAAAGTTGTAACCGAAGCCGCGCACCACATAGACCAGGCGGTCGCCTTGCACGTCGACGCCGGCGACAATCAGTTGCACCCCGCGCGGCACCTCGCCGAAAGCATAGGGCCGGCGTAGCGCGGCGACCGACTGCCAGGCCGGGGCATCGCCCTTGACCATGTACAGCTCGCCGAAGGCGGTATTTATCGCCGCCTGCATGCGGCCAGGCTCGCCCGACTGCATGGCAACGACAAACTTGCGCGCGCGTTGGCCGAAGGTCTGCCAGGGCGAGCACAAGCCCGATACCCAAAACGACGCCGAGCTGTCCGCTTCCAGCGGCGCCAGGTAGGTGCCAAACGCGACCGTGACGGTAACGCCGCCCTGTTCAATCTGGACGCCGGCAGCGGTGAAGCCGACCAGGCGCTGGCCCGGGGCGACGAAAACGCCCCGGTCATTCATCCACTCTTTCGACTCTTCGGCGATTTCCGCCGCGCAGTGCGGGCAGTGCAGCCGGGCGCCGTCAAGCGCCTGCTTGGGCGTGGCGCTGGGCGGTATGTACAGGTTCGCAAAGCGCGGGATGAAGTACCGGCCGCACTTCGAACCCGGGCACGGCCAGGCCCATTCGTGCCGCGTGCCTTCCTGCCACAGCTTCCAGATCGGCGAATTGACTTCGTCCGATACCTTCCAGCGCTCGACCCCGTCGTCGTCGGTTTCCGTCTCGACGCTGCCATAGGTCGGCGTCGAAACGATGGTCACGTTTCCGTCGATGAAGTTGCTGATTCGCGCTTCAGCCAGGGCGACCGGGTCACCCTCGCCGCCGACGTTGTTGCCCATGCGGTCGCGTTCGTCGATGAACACGTCGCGCGACGGGTGC